ATTTTCTACATCGTTACCAGCTGCTTTAGCTTGTAAATAAGCCAGACCTGATGGAGATATTGGATTATCAGGATTATCTTTATTTATAGAAACCGCAAGATCTTCATAGATTCTTGGAACCTTTGTACCATTTGATGATATGTATTCTTTTAAAGATTCTTCAGTTCCTGGAATTACACTTCTAGTTATATAGTTTGTATCAATTTTAAGAGCTGCTATAGCAATTTCTTTATTTTTAAAATAAGTTTGATCTGCTGTTGCATTATCTGGTTTATCCCATTCCCATACATTAAACTCGCCTGCAATAATACGTGGTTTAAGTTCTTTCATAACTGCGTCATGAGTGTCTTCTACAGTTTCAAAATTTCTTCTTTTTAACTCAAATAAGTCATTGTATGTTTCAGTTGCCTGTGTATTAGCAGCTCTCCATTTCTCTCCAGAAGGGCGTTCTACACCTTCAAAAAATGCTGTTTCAATAACGCCTTTAACAGCGGCATCTCTTAGCTCTTCTTCTGATGCAATCGCACCAGCTTCTTTAGCTATCCTTGTCCATTTTGACCAGAGTTCTGGATCATTTATTCTGTCGACATCAGTTTGGTATATAGGCTGCTTATTCTTTATCTTTTCCGTAAAAATTTTAACAAGATCTTCATCAATACCATCTTCAGTAGAGCGTGTTTTGAGATCTGTTAGATAAGGATGTACCTTTCCAAAACGTGGGTCCCAGTTAACAATCATCTCATCTATCTCGTCTTCAGAATATCTTTTACCTTCTTTTTTTAATTCTGCTTCTTTAGCCTGTATCTCATCTATGTACTTATCACCCTGCATCTCAAACAAATCTTCTTCTGCATCAAATATTTTTTTAGCTTCAGCTGCTAATTCAGTTTCTAATTTTCTCCATCTAGTTCTCCATCTACCAACCGTAGTTTTTGCACCATTAACAATTATTTCTTGACCTTTAATTGCTTGTAACTCTTCAAGTGTTATATCACCATTTAAAACTGAGTTTTTAATTATTTCAAAAGTTTCATCTAAAGCTTCTGCATAGCTAAAACTTTCTCCACTTTCATTAGCAGTAATTTTAATTTTACCCATTAATGATTCAAAATTTTTATCTATTTTGAATTGATTAACTGCTTCTAAACGATCGTCAATACCAGTTTTAATTGATTCATCTTTTTCATATTTTTTAGAAAGAGTATTATGAGCATTAATTACATTATTAAAAAATCCAACTGACTCATCATTTAATAAAGCTGGATTTACTGAACCTAAATCATTTTGCCTCATGTACTCTCTTCTCAGAGCCTTCATTGCAACAGTTTTTTGATCTAAAGTTTCAGCTGTAGCAGGAGTAAATTTTATACCATTAACTTCTAGTTCAAGAGTTTTATTATTATTCATCTCTCCAGTTATCCAACCTTCATAACCGTCAGCTGCTATTTTTGATTTTGCTCTTACGTAGTAATAAAGACCAGCTCCAGATAGGTTATGTATCTGTTTAGCTTCTTGAAAAGATGCACCTTGTTCTAATGCAGAGTTAGCTGTTTTTGCTAATGCTTTATCATTTTGCAAAATAGTATCTCTGTTTTCTAAATATTCTGCGTTTACTTCTTCAGAGATATTAGGGTTTCCAGTCTGCTCTTTAGCTTCTAAATGTTCTTCAATAGCTTTAAGCTCCATATCTTTCTGCAACTGAGCATCATCTCTTTTGTACTTATCCTGTACAAATTGATCTAGTTTTTGAGAAAAACCTTGTAGTGCGCGAAGTCTTTGTAAATCACGTTGCCTTTCATTGACAATCATATCTTGATCATAACTTCTAGCTCTATCTGCGTTACGTTCCTCTCCCTGAGTTAAGTTATTAAGTACGTCTCTGTAAGACATTAGTCAATACCTCCCAAAACTATTTGATTACTTATACCTAAATTTTGAGCAGAATTTTCAGCTGATGGGTTACTAAAATAATCATCCATTTCCATTTGTAGAAGACCACTACTATTTAAAATATTTGGTGTACTGTAATTTGGAACTTCCATTGTTAGTGATTCAGAAATAGATGGACTACTTTGACTTGGTTGCCAAGACATATCCTGTACCCCAGTTCCAGTTTGTTGCAGTTGATTATCTGTTAAAACGTTGTTCCAGCCTGGTTTATTAGTGTACCCTTTGTACTGGTTGTATCTGTTTAAACCAGCTCCAGCTATAGACAAAGCTGTGTTTAAAAAACTTGGTTGTTTTTGATATTGTTGTAATAAAGGTGGTGCTTCTGGGCTAGGTCTTCCAGTTATGTACTCAACATATTTACCTTGTGCAAATTCAGCTAATCTTGTGCCTGCTCGATCTTGAAATAATATTTGACTATCCCTAGAAAAGGCAGCTTTTGCACCAGCCGCAGCCCATTGTGCGCCTAATTCAGCAATACCACCTCGTCCAGTTCTTCTGCCAGCTTGCTCTCTTCCAGCACCAGCATTAATCATTTTAGTTAGTATTTGTTGTTGAGCAATTGCAGTATTACCGGCAACTTCTCTTGCTTTTAGCTGTGCTTCAGATATAGCATCTAGAGTTTTTTTATACTGAATATCAACTGCAATATCACTATTTTGTTTATCGTTTAGCCAAGCAAGATTTGCATTACGATTTTTAGTATTGTAGTTATTTATAAGTAATTGGTTTTGTCTAGCAATAGCTTGATTTTGTCTAGCAACATCTGCACGTTGCTGTCCGAATCCGAGTAGTCCTTGAAAAAGATCTAAACCGAATCCCATGCCAGAACTTTGTCCGGCTGTTAATTTTGAACACATTGTATTTTACAAAATTCAATAAATGGTAAATAATTCGGACCATGCAAAACTTCTCTTAGAAATTTAAAGCCCAAAAATTTTAATAGTCTTAGGTGTGCTGTATTACGTTTATCGCAAATATTCCATAATAATTTTTCAGATCTTTTATCTACCCATCGTTTTGCTTCTCTAGAAAAAGCAATAGGGTATTGATGAATAACAGGTGTACAAATCATCCATATTCTTCCATCATTATTCACTCCAGCCATGCCAGCAGTCTTGCCGTTTGGCATAGTGAAATAGATATTTTCTCCAGATTCTAGAAAAAGAGGGAGATGGATACTAGGTAGTAATCCATGCCCCTCAACTAATTCTCTATAATCATCTGAACGTAAGTTATGTGCAACTTCTAAAGCTACCTTTTTAGTAGCTGGGCGTATTTTTATTTTAGACACGTTGATAATATTTAGGGTTATAATCACCTTCCCAAGTCATTGAAAACAACTGGAATGGTCTGGCATCATATGAGAGAAATACAAGTTTAAGATTTGTATTTTTTTCAAATATAGGAATTGTTCTTATTACTTCTTGTTCAATAAGTTGGGTATTAAGTTTGAGACCACTGCTAATTAATGGCACTTCTCGCCAAACTCCATTAACTTCTTTGTTATCAGGAGTTATAAATGCAACACTAGTCTCTCCTACATCTCCTAAAGATAAATGACATCTGTGAATTACTAATGATCCTCTAATGTCAGATCTAGTTTTATCACCAACTTGTTTAGTTACATAGATTTTTGGCAGGGTAACTATAAAATATATGGCATAACCAATTACAAAATCGAAACCTGTCCAATCTCCATCTACTTCAAATTTATTTACATCTGAATCAGTAGGAAGTGCATAATCAAATCTACCAATATTTTCATTACGATCAGCTGTGCCGACTGCTCCTACGTTTGGTGCATATGCATATACTGAACTTGCAAATTTATTAGATGGATCATTCTGAGTAAGTTTTGTCCCGTATAAATAACCTAAAGGTCTGTCAAATGTAGTTTTGTTTGTAGCCGAGTCATAAGCAGAAGAAGGTAAGGCTGTAATTACACTATGTCTATCAAGATGGATAGGAAATCTGAGAGATTCTGGATAATTATCATCAGAAGTAGGAGCTGTTCCAGTTAAAAGTGTGCTATCTCGTTTTCTAAGATCAATTGCTTCTAATGTATATTCAGTAACTTCATCGGTATAATCCCAATAATTTAATCCAGTATCATAACTTTGAATTACTTGGTAATAAACATCAGTAAACAGTGCATGATGTTCTAAATACCCATACCAAGTCCAATTAAACCATGCTGACTGTACTCTTTTTTCACCATTACTAAAATATTTAAAACCATATACATTATTAGTACTACCACCTATAAATAATATTTGATTTTCTTTTGATACAACAGGATCTTTAAAATAATGACGAAGTTGTGTTGCAATCAGTTTACTTTGTTCTAAAACTGTAGGTTCACCTTCACGTCTGATATCTGTCATTTCAAAGACCCTAGTGAATTTACCTGTTCTATTTAAAAAACCAACTGATTGACCTAATGAGAAAGGAACAGTTGTAGGGTCATAATTATATGAGCAAAGATAATTTATTTTAGCTGTAGAAGGAGTTAAGGCATCACTATCTGTAGTTAGTAAAAACTGTTGATTAGGACTAAATAATAATAATCCTGAGTTAACTTCTATACCATCAAACAAAGTTGTTGGGAAAGTAGCACTTGCTTGTATATCTATTGGATCAGCTGTTGTTTCGGACATAGCTGTTGAACTGAAGAAATTAAAGAAATCATTTGTTTTAGACAAAACAACATTACCTTTACTTAAGACAGCTAATCTATTTCTAAAAAACAACATTTTTTCTAGATTACTTCCTATAAAACTAGGAACTGGGTTTGTATTATCATCACCTACATCACGTTTAGTAAAATCAATTTCCTGTATTAAAAATCTTCCCTCTGGATATACATTTCCTGCTAACTCTCTGACTATTCTTACAGGCATAGTAGTTTTATCTATTTCTATTTCTATGCTTGGTGCAGGACATTCTTCCCATACTCCTTCACCAAAATAATCTGTGCCTGCAACTGTGCCTGCATTTGCCTGTTTAAACTTTAAATAGAAATCATCATCACTATCACCACTATTAACAATTTTTACCACATAATTATGTCTACAGTTAGTAGGTAATTCTGTTATATCATTTGCTTCATTAGTAATGATATTCATTAGTTGTGGTTCAGGTGTACTTACAGCAAAAGGAGTAGCTCGTTTTAAATGTAAACAGTTACCTGTAATAGTTGCAGTAATACCAGTAGCACCGTTGGCAGCTACATATGTAGATGAGTTTGGATCAGATATAGAATCCAGTTCAGTCTTCATTGCACCAAGTATGCCTGCTGCTGTAACAGCTTCGTCAGCACTAGAAGATGTAGCTGGTGGACGTACATATGCAATATTTGCTGTGTGTTGAGATGTTACATGAGAAGTAATTTCTATAGCACCAGTACCACCTTTTTTAGTTGTATAACCATTTGTATTACCTGTTTGCCAACCTTCACCTCCAAATTGAAGCTTTGCATATGGTTGATAAGAATCATTATATTGAGGACCAGATGTACTACCTCCTAAATTTGCAGGATCAACAACAGGAACACATCTAACATCTATTTCATATCTTAAATTTCTTAAAGCTGGATTATTGGAGGTAGCGTCAAACATAACTTCTCTACCCATAGCTTGACATGTACCATCATTAGCTCCATTTTGATGAGTAAATCCTGCTGTATGAGCTATAGAAGTAGCTCTATGTTCCGTTACTGGTGTCCCTGGATTAGCTGGATCATAGATATTTAATGCGTATTGTTTACCATAAGAAATTGTTTTTAATTCAATTATTGCTTCATTAACTAGCTCTGGTGACCCATCTCCTGTGACAGCACCATTCGCATCAACAACTGGTTTCATACTAGTAGTTTTTGTTCTATTAGTTAAAAAAGTTTGCTCGTTTAATGTAAGTGCTTGTATGTCAGATTCTTCAGTCCAACCATTAAGATAAGTTGATAAGCCAGTACCTGTTACCCCTGAGTAATCAATTAAATTTATAGTGTTTCCGTTACTATCTAAAACTCCATTATTGTCATGGTAGGAGAAACCATCTCTTGTTCTCCATAATTGAATTACACCGTTTGTATTAACACAACCAATATATTGATTATCCTCATCATTGTAAATATTAAACCATTTAATAAGACCTGAATTAGGATATATTTTTTTTATAAATTTACTTCCTGGTCTTTTTTTTAAACCTTCAGTAACGTCTGGTATTCCATTTGATAAACTACGAACTTGTCCAGGTAATTTCAGTTCATCTGGCTGCTCAGACTCACCTAAAATAAAGTTTGGTATTTGTTGTGTTACTGCGGTCATTATCTTTGTAATCCTTTAAATGGTTTATATGTTGAATAATTTGTATTTTCAGGAAAATTAAGCATGTTGTAATCACCCTGATTACATTCATATTCCAAACATGATGCTCTAGCTGCTTGCTCTTGCAATTGTAAAAGTTGCACTAAACTAGTATTTGTGACTAATTGTGCTGCTGCTCTGCCAGCTGCTTTATAAGTTATTAATCTTTTAAATATTGAAGGAATATCTTCGTATTCAAAAAAATATACAACATTACAAAAAATCTCATCTTCAAATTCATAAGTATGATTTACTTTGTCATACAATTTTCCATGTCTTCTAATGGTATTAATTGATTTATCTTCTGGATTTTCCGAATCTATCCGTAATACATTAGTTGGAATTATAATGTGTTTTGTAGTTGGATCTGGTGTGAATTTTACATGATCCTCTCTATTAAAAGACCAGCCTTCATTTTGTATATCACTATTACACTCTTTTAATATATTATGTATTATTGCTGTTTCTGGATCTTGATAGCTAGGAGTATTAGAACCAATACTTAATTCTATTGCTGTCACAGGACTCTGACCAATAGCTCCCAGTATTGTATTTACAGCGGAGAGTTCGGTCTCGTTATTTATTGTTGTGGGAACTGTCATAAAAAAAAGGGAGCAAAAGCTCCCGTATAAAATGTATAAATTTAGAACGCAGAAGGAGCAGAAGCACCAACATATAGTTCAACAGCAGCAGCAGGATTTAAGTAATCTGCACCCATAGCCATGCGACCTAAGATCACATCACCTTGGTAGATTACAGAAACGTCTCCATTTGTTACTTGTACTTGTGGTCCGATTGCTTCAACAACACCAGCAGCTTCCTTTTGGAAGATAAGTCCACAAGACTTAGCACCTAACTCAGTGTTAGTACCGTAGTCATTGTTAACTCCGCCAGTAGCGTTAGCATTTTCAGGTGTAGGTCCAATGAAATCGCCAAGTTTTCCTGGACTTGTTTCACCGGTTGTACCGCCATAAGCAACACCATACTTGCCAAGGAAAGGAATATTCATTGACTTGTAGATGTGGATTCCAGCGATTTCTATAACGCCACCACCGCCTTGTAAAGCAGTACCCTGTATGTCTCTGTTTACTAGACCGTTAGAACCGATGTCCTGTATAAGTGCGTAGTATTGACGTGGGTTTAGGACAGCGCATCTACCGTCAGAGCTGACTCCTTTTTCATCTAGAGCAGCTGCTGCGTCATAAAATGCGTTGACAAGATTTCCAGCGCTATAAGCATCAGAATCGTTAGTTGTAGATCCAACTCTGATTTGTGTTCCACCTGGTTCTTCAAAACCAGTTGCAGAAACAGGGGATGAAGCCCTAGCTCCTCGTGTTATAGAACGGAAGATAAGTCTGTCATATTTTTCAGCGAGGGCATATCCGATCTTCTTAGATATTTCTCCTCTTAATTCGTAGTGAGCAAGTGTCTCATCTAGGTCATAAACAAATGCAGAACTGATTAGTAGATCATCCATAACGATGGTCTTTTCTGCAACTGGAGGAGCCTTGTCACTGTTTCCTAATATAGGGGTTCCTGGTGTATGGAACTCAGAAGTCATACGACCTGTATAGATGAAC